AGAATGCGCCGCATTTCCTTATGGTGAACATGATGATTTAGTTGATAGTATGACGCAAGCATTAATGCGTTATCGTCAAGGTAATTTTATTGCGCTGAAGGATGATTATGAAGACCCGATTAAACCTGTTTACGAACAACAACCCGAGTATTATTAAATGGTAGCTCAAGCTGCAATACCTCTAGCGATGCTTGCATCAAGCATGGGATTATCTATTCCTGCTGTTGTTGATTATTTTAAAGGACAAAATGTAGATCTTTCAAATTATGGAGAGAATGATTTAGTAGATATTGAAACAATATTTCCTCAAACAGAGTCGCAACGAATTAAAGAATTTAAAACATATGGAGATAGTTTTTACACACCAAAACCTGTCACAGAAAATACAGATCTTAGTGGTATTATTTTGGAGACAAAAAAAGATGATGATAAAAAGAAAACAACAATAGATCAAGAAGGAAACGTGTTACCTGATCTACCTGATCAAATGCCTGATCCTAATGATGATGGACCAAAGATAGATATTAATTGGAAACGATTAGCAGAAATTTTAATGGAGAAAGCGGTGGATCAAACAGTCACCAAATTAGAAGATAAAGTTATAGATATTCAAAAGAAAAAAAAGAAAGGTGTTAATTTTGCTCCTGAAAAAACAGATAACATTACACGGTTACATAAAATGCGATTACAAAATATTATTGATGGTAAGACTGATACATATCCAGGTGGCCCACAAAATGAGCGTATAGTTTTAAATGGTCCTGAAGGATCTAATTTACCTCCTATTGCCATAGGAAATATTAATTTTGAAGATTGGACTAATAAAATTACATTAAGTGATGAAGAAATTTTTAATCAAAAGGATTGGTATAAAAAAGTTTATGAGAGTTTTGATGTTGTTACTGGAGGAGATAAAGATCTTCGTGATAAAGTAGCAAGAGCATGGTTATCAGGACAAATTAATGAGTCTCCCACAAATGCTTTAACAAATGTTTTATATATTTATGAGCAATACAAAAGAGGTGTTGCGTTTGATGACGTAAAAGGAAAAGGTCTTCCTGCACCAACAAATAATATTAAAAGCATTATTTACGGAAGAGATATTGAAAGTGGTATTGGTCCAAAGATAGCTGATTTTATTGATGCGGGTGAAGGTTTAGTAACGCGTTCCATTATGAATAATGACACGGCAGGCGGTTCGCCGTTCGTGGTCGACGTTCATACAGCAAGAGATACAGGAATGGTAGATCCTACTTACTTAAATAAACTTCGAGAACTTGGTTATATTGTTCCTGAAAACATTAAAACTGATTTTGGTCAAGGAGGTATTACAGGAACTAAATATGAAAACAGATCTTTATTTGGTCAAGATCTTACAAAATATTTAAATGATATAAACTGGAAAGGTAAGAACGATTGGATCCCTGCAGAAGTTCAAGCCATTGGATGGATGAACTTAACAAAAATGTATGGTGAACTAGGTACTAGTGGAGATATTGATATGGCACTTAATAGAAACTTGCGTCGTCTTTCTATGGAAGTCGATCCTGGTGAAGGAAGTCCATGGTCAGTAGTGTATGGAGAAAAATATAATGCCTTACCTGACGATAAAAAATTTAAAGTAAGTGAAGAAGTGACAGCTAAAGCGATTGAATATGTTAGAGAACTTACAGGAGTTGATTTTAGTGGAACTGTTCATGGTACAGGTGGATGGGAACTGTATCAAAATCCATCAACCGTGCAACAAGCCTACATGTCAAAAGAAACCGCAAAAGACGCGGCAGCTAAACTTGCCTATATGCTTAATCAAACAGAGGTATGGGTTAATACTGCAAAAGAGTTAACAAAGAATCCTAATCATTTTTCTTTAGATATTGTTGAAGATGGGTCAGAAAATTTACGTGATAGTGATACATTGAAATCTTTATTTGAAAGAATTATAAACGCGGATCCTAATGGTTTATTTCGTGGTTATCAACCTATAATAGTAGACGGAAATGCAGGAATTCGTATAATTATAGACAAAGATGCTATTAAGAATTCTCCTTTAAAAAAAGCAGATATACTGCCTTATATTCAAGAATTTACTCAAAATCAGCTTAATGACATTACAAATGATTTGAATTTAGATGCTAATACGTATATATCTGAAATAGAATTAGAGAAACTAGTTAACAATTGGAAAAAGGATAAACAAGGTGGCGGTTTTAAAAACAACTTTAGTGACGACTCCTCAACAACTTCCGAAGGTGGAGGCAGGCCAAACATCTATAATTATGCAGAACAACTTACGAAGTTCTTCTCAAAAATCCTCCAAAGAGAATCAACCAACATCTCAGACACAACCAAAAAAATAACAAAGAAAAAATTAGGTGGATCTATTGATATACCTACATTTCATTTTGGTGGCTTTATAGACATTAATAGGTTATAAAAAATTATGGCTGATAATAATATTGATCAAAAAATACAATCAATTGTTGGTGAAACAATTGAAGATGCAATTCAAAACGAAGAACCAGTAGAAATTGAAGTAGTTACCGAAGAAACTATTATTGATGATGAACCAATAGAACAAGACTTTTATGGTAACTTAGCGGAGGACATGGATGACGGTGATCTAGGAGTTATTGCTAGTGATCTTATGGGTGATTATGAAAATGATCGGGCGTCACGCGAAGAGTGGGCCCATACTTACACACAAGGATTAGATTTACTTGGAGTAAAGTTTCAAGAAAGAACAAGACCGTTTCGCGGTGCGAGTTCCGTTACACATCCTTTATTAGCCGAAGCTGTTACACAATTTAGTTCAACCGCATTTAAAGAAATGATGCCATCTGATGGTCCTGTTAGAACGCGTGTCGTGGGAAAAGAATCAGTTGAAGTATATCAACAATCACAACGCGTAAAAGAATTCATGAATTATAATCTTACACAAGTAATGGAAGAGTACACTCCTGAACTTGATCAGATGTTATTTTATTTACCCCTCAGTGGATCGACCTTTAAAAAAGTATATTACGATGCGCAGCTTGGAAGAGCCGTGTCAAAATTTGTTCCAGCCGAAGATCTTGTTGTCCCTTACACTGCAAGTGATTTAGATTCCTGTGAACGTGTTACACATGTTGTTAAACTTTCAGAAAATGATGTACGTAAAAAACAAGTGGCAGGTTTTTACCGAGACATTGATATTACGCCATCATCACCTGATACACCAACGTACAGCACAGGAAATATTAAAGATGCTATTAATAATTTAGATGGTCTTCAACCAACGGGCGAATCAGAAACAGTTTCTATTTTAGAGTTTCATGTAAACTTAGATCTAATTGGTTATGAAGATAAAAGAGATGATGAGGAAACAGGAATTAAACTTCCCTACATTGTAACTCTAGAAGAGTCTTCAGGAAAGGTTTTATCTATTCGTCGTAACTACGATGAAGATGATCCGCTATTTAAGAAGAAACAATATTTTGTACATTACAAATTTTTACCAGGTTTAGGATTTTATGGTTTTGGTTTAATACATTTAATTGGTGGCCTATCGCGTACCGCGACACAAGCATTACGTCAATTAATTGATGCTGGAACATTAGCTAATCTTCCTGCGGGTTTCAAGACACGTGGTCTACGGATCGCCGATAATGATGAGCCATTACAACCAGGTGAGTTTAGAGATGTTGATGCACCGTCTGGTGCTATTCGAGAAGGCTTAATGCCATTACCTTATAAAGAACCATCACAAACATTATTTGGTTTACTTGGTTTTGTTGTTGATGCAGGTCAACGCTTTGCACAAATTGCGGACATGCAAGTAGGTGATGCAAATCAAGGGGCCCCTGTTGGAACGACAATTGCTTTATTAGAACGCGGTTCGCGTATCATGAGTAGCATTCACAAAAGAATGTATTATGCAATGCAAACAGAATTTAAATTATTAGCCAATGTTATTCAATCATACCTTCCTGATGAATACCCTTATGCGGTTGTTGGAGGAGATAGATCTATTAAACAAACAGATTTCGATGAACGCGTGGATATTATTCCCGTTGCAGATCCGAACATATTCTCCATGGCACAACGCATTCAGTTGGCACAGACTCAGCTTCAGTTAGCAACGAGTGCGCCTCAACTTCACAACGTGAAAGAAGCTTATATTCGCATGTACGAGGCTTTGGGCGTTTCGGATATTGACAAGATTATGAAATTGGAAAAACCCGAACCTATGAGCCCATCCATGGAGAACCGTAAACTTATTGAAGAAGATAAAATTGAAGCATACGAAGGACAAAATCATGATGCACATATTCAAGCGCATATACTTTTTGGTTTATCACCAATCGTTCAGTTAATGCCTCAGATAGGTGTTGAGTTAAATAAACATATTTTACAACATGTCACTATTAAGGCAAAAGAAGCAGTGGCAATGCAAATAGAACAAGCAGAACAACAAATGGGCCAAGTAGCAGAGGGTGGTAACTTAGAAGATATGGCTCAAGCACAGATTGCTACACTAGAAGCACAATTTATGGGTGAAGTACAACAACTACAGGCACAAATGAGTGGATCGGGTCAACCAGACCCTGTTATTCAATTAAAACAACAAGAATTACAACAACGAGCAATGAATGATCAAGCTAAACTACAATTTGATCAAGCTAAACTTGGTTTTGAACAACAAAAATTACAACAAAAAGATTCTATTGATAATGCAAGAATTGACTCTCAGGAAGATATTGCGCAGCTAAGAGCCAATATTAATCTTAAAAAACTAGATGCTCAAGGTAAAGGACCAGGTTTTCAATATAAAAATGCTAAATAAAACATTAATAACACCACAACAACTATTTGATAGTTATATTGATCTTCTTGATAAATTTGTCAAAGATACAGTAACTAGTGATCATTTAGCTTTAATTATGGCAGAAGTTTTAATGGTTAAAGTAAAAGAATTGTTTGAAGGTAAAGGATATAGTGAAGACCAGACTTTACTATTTATTCAACATGCTTTACAAGAATTAGATGAAGATAAACCAACAATTCACTAGGAGATAACATGGCATTAAATAATCCAAAACCAAAATTTATAAATGGTTCTCTATATCCAAATGCTAAAATGACAGTTTCAAAAGATATGAATCCTTATGCAGGACCCCATGTAAATCAAACTGCAATAGCTGATGTTTATAGTGCAACAATGGAAGGACCAAAAGTTACACAAAACTTAGGATCTGGACCAAAAGGACAACGTAGTAAAGTTCAAATTAAAAAAGTAGCATTCAAAGGTTTAAAATAGTATAATCCTGTTTTAACAAAGGAGGTTTTATGAACCTATTAAAAGATCTATGGGCTCACCTTAAAGAGTGGAGCGACTGGAAAATGAAGGATTGGATTAAAGCTGCTATTGTAGCTATAATCGTAATCGTTATTATCGGAGCTATTTAATGGCATTCGGATTGCTATCTGGTTTACTAGGCGGTAAAGATGGCGCTTTAAAACAAGTAGCTTCCGTTATCGATTCAATTCATACATCAGAAGAAGAGAAATTAGATAAAAAAATTATCATGCAACGCATTCAACAAAAGCTTGCAGAAAAACAATTAGATGTTAATGCAAAGGAAGCCAGCCATCGCAGCGTATTCGTTGCTGGCTGGCGACCCGCGATTGGCTGGTGCGGAGCGCTAGCGCTGTTCTTCGCCTTTATCCTATCTCCCTGTATTGATTGGTATGCAAAATTTTCAGGTATGGATATTGTTCCACCTGCTATAGAAACTGGGCCCCTTCTAGCAATTGTCACTTCAATGTTGGGCGTATCGGGACTCCGCACTTTTGAAAAAGCGAAAGGTTTAACAAAATGAAAAAAAGAAAATTAAAAGATTTAAGTGGTGATGGTAAAATAACTCGTAAAGATGTTTTAATTGGCAGAGGAGTTATTAAGAAAAAAAATGGTGGCATAGCAAAAGGTTCGAGAGAAGGTTCTGTTATTAAAGCAAGTAAAGGAACTTATGTAACTAAAGATGGAAGAACTGTTAAAAAGGGACTTTATTACAACATGAACAAACGCAAAAAAGAGGGCACGAGTCGACCTGGAAAAGGCACCGTTTCCGCAAAAGCTTTAAAACAATCAGCTAAAACTGCTTTTAAACCTAAAAAGAAAACTTAATGCCCTTTCGTTCTAAAAAACAAAGAGCATATCTTTATGCAAATGAGCCTAAGATAGCAAAAAGTTGGGCAAAAAAACATGGAAATAAGATTGTAAAAAAATCTAATGGAGGCTATATAACCGTAAATCCAAGAGGTTTTGGTAGAATGTTACCAGATAAAAGGCCAACAACAAGAATATTTACATGACATACGACGAATTAGCTGGTTCCGTAAAATTATCCGAAGGCTTCAGAGATCACGTTTACATAGACACTGAAGGATTTCGCACAATAGGCTGGGGCCATAAAGTAGTACACGAAGATAAGTTTGAAGATGGTAAGACTTACACAAAAGAAGAACTACAAGAAGTATTTGATAAAGATTTAAATAATGCAATAGGTAAAGCTAGAACACTTATGGAAGAACATGGTGTAACTGATTTACCTACAACAGCGCAGCATACCATTACCGAAATGGTATTTCAGCTTGGCCCTACAGGCGTGTCCAAGTTCCGTATGATGTGGAAATGCCTGCAGGAAAGCAATTTTATTGGTGCGAGCTATGAGATGCTCGACTCGAAATGGAATAAACAAACTCCAAATCGTTGCAAAAAATTAGCTGACCAAATGAAATCATGCGCTTAGAAAATTTTTTTACCTATTACAAAAAAGAATTAATTGCTAGACAAGCAACCGTAGAACAAGCTATATTACAAGGCGTTCCAAATTGGGACGAATATAAGTATTTAACGGGAAAGTTACATGCTTTAAAACAAGAAGTACAGGAACTCACGGACCTGCTAAAAAAACAGGAGCTATCGGATGAATAAACCAGAAAGTAAACTTATTATGCCAAAACATATTTGGGATGGTAAAAAAAAAGAAACACAGAAAAAAGA